ATAATTCATCATCATAATACTTAACTTCTGGAATTTCTGGAATTTTTGGAATAGAAACTCTGACGGATTCAATCTTTTCTTTGAGTTCTAATAATTCATCATCATAATACTTAACTTCTGGAATTTCTGGAATTTTTGGAATAGAAACTCTGACGGATTCAATCTTTTCTTTGAGTTCTAATAATTCATCATCATAATACTTAACTTCTGGAATTTCAGAAAGTTGTAATTTTAAATCTTCTACTTTTTTATAAAAAGATTCTTTTATTAGATCAATATACTTGTGAGTTTCTTTTGGATCAAGTATCTCCAACTCATAAAACTTTTCAACATCCTCTACTATTCTACTAATAGCAAGTCTTATCTCTTTATTGTTTCTAACATCAAAATCACGAAGTTTGTTTAATCTATCATTAATAAATTGTATATCAGATTCGTAATAACGAATATCAAGAGAATCTAATTTTTCAATAATCGATTGAATCTCTCTGTCGTAATATTTTACTTCTGGGACCTTTGGAATACTTTTTTTAATCTCTTCAATTACTGTATTTACTTGAGAGATTTCTTTATCATAGTACTTTGGTTCTTTAATGGTCGAAGAAACCTCTTCAATTCTTTCATGAAGAACCTCAATTGGATCTTTTATTTTTTCTATGAACTCTATTACTTCTTCTATTACTGGTTCAGACTCTTGTTTTGGATCTAGAAGATCGCTGGGAGATAAAATTCTTTTAAGTTTTTCTTGTAATTTATTTTCTTCTTTTAATTTTGCCGCAAAAATTTCTTCCTCTTCTTTTTGCCGAGCACGAAGTTCTATTAATTCTGATGGAGATAGTACTTTTTTTCCCATATTTAAAAGTGATATTTCTCTCAATAACTTCGTACTTTGTATATAAGAGTATTTATTTTAAGAAAAAATCACTGATTTTTTAGATCTTGATTTTTTAATAATTTTGCAAGTTCGGATGTCGATCCAACAAACAATGCATTTGTTACATTTGTTGGAGATTTTGATGACCTATCCTCTTCAATATCTTTTAACTTCTTTTGAAGATCCATTAGTTTATCTGTTGCGTCAGCAACATTTTTAATTAATTGACCAGCTACTTCATATGCTCTAGGCATCTCACTTTCTTGAGCCAGTTCCAATATTCCATTAATTGCCTCTTGACCCTTTTCAATTAAAGAGTATAAATTTCCTCTAGTATATTCATAATCTTTTTTTATTTCATTGCCAATAGTATCTGCTTTTTGAATTTTTTCCTCAATAATTTCGGGACTAGATATAATTTCAACATTTTCGTCGGAAACATTGAAGGTATCGTTTAGGTCTTTAAATTTCTTTGTCATTTTCATGATAATGTACCACTAAATCCAAAATCATCGCCAACTTCTATGAGATCATTATCTTCGGTTGTAATTTTCTTAACAGATGATCCTAAAACATGAGGTGCTGCAATTGTTTCATCTGATCCTCTTTTAACAGTAAGAAGATTTCCTGCTTTAGAATCAACATACATTTCTTCTTCATCAACATATATGTATGTATTTTCTGGAATATTGGATGCATCTACAACTTCTACTAGAGTATCAGATAAAGATATATCTTTTGAAAGAGTTGTAGTGATAGTTCCAGTATAATTCTTTGTTGCTCTTGGTTCTACTGTATACACAACCTCTCTCGTTGGTGTTTTGGTTGAATCTCCTGCAACAAGACCAATAGAAACTTTTTTGATAACATCTGAAGAAGCAGTAGAAATAGGTCCAAACAGATAAGTTTTTGCAGTAAATCTCAATGTATAAATTAGTGCTCTCCTAGTTGAAAAATCACCTTCATAATCATCAGACATTGAAATGCTGTTTAGAATAACAGGTATATCTCTCTTCTCTCCAATCTCTTTTACTAAATCAATACTGATTGTATATGCTGGTTGGAAATATGGTATAATTTGCTCTATAATTTGGAGCATATCATCATTCAATTTTGTCATTATACTCAACTCAAAATCAAGGTTATATGGAACAGGCAAATATGCCTTTTTTTCTTGAGTTTTGTTTGTTGAAGATGTAGTTAGGAATGATTGAGTTGTAGTGGCTTTTCTGGTAGGATCATATGATAAACCAACCAGTTCAAATGACATTCTAGGCAAAGTCATCTGAACTGGTTTATTTAAATTTGGAGACTGTTCTAGTCTGGCCAAGAATTTTTGAGTAGGACCGTATGCAAAAGGTACTTTTATAACACTAACAACATTTCCACTGTTGTCTGTATGTTTAATTGAGATATTATTGAATAAAGAACCAAAAGAAATTACTGTTCTTCTTAATATCTCGTGATAAAAATACTCAAACATTATTAGAAAAAATTAGATATACTATTTATGGAGTACCAAAAGGATTTTTTTCAGTAAAATCAATTATTGAATCTGCTTCGCTTTCTATAACATCATTTTCCGCGTAAGGATCTACTATATTATCTGTGTTAATAGTATTTAATTTATATGATGCACTACTTGCAGATCCAACTATTACATCTCCTGATTTAAAAGTTCCAGATATTACAAATATTTGAAGTTCATTAGTCACACTATTCCAGGAGTTGACTCTTGCAGTTGCTCCACTTACTGATCCGGTAATTATTTCATTAAATTGATAGGTTCCTGTTCCGCCTGTAAATGGAGACTCTATGGTAATTGTTGGTGCTACAGTATATCCTATTCCAGCATCTATTATTCTTATTTGAGAAATAGTTCCTGCAGAACTTACTACAGCATATGCTTTAGCGGTTGTTCCAATTCCAGGACCAGTAAATGTAACTGTTGGAGAAGTAGTATATCCAGAACCACCGGATGTAATTGTCACTACTCCTACTAATCCCTCTCCAATTACCGAAGTTGCAGCAGCTCCAGATCCACCACCGCCAATAAAAACTACTCCCGGTGCTACCGTATATCCAGATCCCACATTAACTAATTCAACTCCTTGAACTTTTAATGAAGTAGTTCCGTTACAATCAATAATATTTCCAATCATTGTTGCAACACCAACTGCATTAATTCCTCCAGCAGGAGCAGAAGATATTGCAACTCTAGGTACTGAGGTATATCCATCACCTCTATTCGTGATGCGAATAAACCTTATTCCACTATTTACAATATTTGTATAAGCAGAAGCAGTTACACCTGATCCAACCAAAGTCAGTGTTTGAATATAACCTTGATCTTTAATATTATCATCAATTTCATCTACATTAGTATCAATAATCTCATCTTCGTATCTAAAGAGTTCGCATCTTAATTCATAAACATAGTTCTTTTGTAACTGGTAGAAAGGTTGTTCATGTTCAACATATTTTATTTCAAACAACCTATCACCCAAAGGAAAATAAACTAAATCTCCTTCTTTTGGTCTAGTAGATAATTCTATATTTGGTACATCTCTTATAAGTGGAGAAATGTAAGTTTCAAATCTTTCTCTTGAGATAATCAAACTCAGATCATCTAGTTCTTGAATTCCAAATTTTGACAATATAGTACCTGCTCCACTATATCCATCGTAGCTGTTCACATATGCTTCTATTGGATATGCATTGTCAAATTTAGATTGTATAACTTCTCTTATTACAGTCTTTTTAGTTAAATATTGCCTAGGAATATAATATATTTCAACGCCATACATTCTTAATTGCTCATTTATTAGGTCTTGGATTAAACCTTGTTCACTTTTAGATCCTTGCTGAAAAAATGGATTAAGCATTTGATCATCCTATCATATCTAGTGGGGGAAGTTCATATGTATTAGACATTTTTTCCATTAAAACATCAATTTCTCTTTGAGCATCGTCATACATTTGTCTTCCATTAAGTTCAACTCCACCTGGAAGTTTAACTCCGGTAAATTTCATCATATTTTGTCCCCACTGCCTTTTAATCAGAGAAGTTAGATATGGTTTTATAAATGAATCATTCCAAACTCTACTATAATCATTTGGATCTAGTGTTGAATAACAATCAATAATAATATATTGCCCATCTCTAACTGATGCCCAATCAATATCCAAATATAATCTATCTTGTCTCTTGTTAAATCTAATCTGCTTTTGAGTATTCAATAGGAAATCAAGATCTTCAAGATAAGTTTTTACCATTGCATATGTTAAAAGTTCAGTTGATCCCCAATAATAAACATCATTTAAAAATAACTGATACTTCACACTAAACATGTTGTGAGTAATAGTATTTGCTCCATCAAAAAGAAATATTTTATTTACTCCGATCACAGACGGTGGCATTTGTAAATAGTTTCCATTTTCCTCATAGTTAAAAGTAGTGGTAATCCCTGCAATAGTGGTAGTTACACTTGTTGTAGTAATTCCAACTGCAGGAGCATTGCCTCCTCTTGCTCTACCTCTATCAATATCATTCTGCGTTAATTTATATTTAAAAAAGGCAGGATAAACACCATCAAAGTGTCTTTCCTGGAAAAATTGAACAGCATCATCTACCAAATCTTCAATCTGTTCATCTGCAACATTAATTTCCAGAACAGGAGCACCAAGTTTCCTCTTACAATAATCAATAAGTTCTTGTCTAGTAGATGGTTGTGCCATTTATTCTTTTATTCCTAAAAGATATTTATAGTGCGGAAGAAATTCCCGGTCTAACTAAAATATTTCCGTCTGCAATTCTATATGTTGTTGAACCAGAACTGACTAAAATATCATAAACATATCTACCTTCTTTTAAATTTCTTGTAGCAGTAGATCCAAGTGATATGTTAAATCTTCCGCCAGCAGCACTTGTGAAACCAACGTTAAAAGTAGCAACAGCATATGAAGAAGATCCTATTGAAACACTCTTTGCCATTTGTGAAGATCCAGTCCAACTTGTAAAGTTAAAAGGACTTCCTGATGTTGTTAGTACTGTAAAAGAGTCATTAAAGTTAGATCCGGTGTTAATTACTAAATTAACACCGTAAGAAACTCCAGTTTCTGGATCAAATGTGATTGTGTGCTTTGCCATTAGAATTTAGAAATAACTTCTTGCTGTTTTAAATAAAGTTTAAAATAACATTTTGCAAGAGTTTTTGCTTCTTCAATATCAGTTATATTATCTATCTCTGCAGAAATTTTGAAATATTCAAAATTTTTACTAAGATCTTCAAGAGATATGTCATTTGGATTCATTTAATAAACTCCTTAATAAGACTTTAATTTCATCTAAATCATCTTTCATACTAGAAAGATCTTGCTCAAGATTTTGTATTTTCTGATTTTCTTTTTCTTTAATCCTTTTCTGAGACATATATGAATTATACTCAGTCATACTAGTATTAATAACTGCTTTGGTTTCTTCATCGCGGATTAAATTTGAGTATCCATCAATTCTGGAGTGTTCCATATCATGCCAATGCAATCACTCTTAGGTCTTTAATTCTTGGTGGATATGCTTGGTTTGTAGCAGTTCCTACAAGTTTAATTCCAAAATATCTAAAGTTTGGTAAATTATCAATAGTAAATTCATACTCTCTAAAATCTAAAACATCACTATCAAAACCAATTACATCTGTTTTTGAAATAGATTTATCTGGTAATCCATTGCTATCAGATAAGTTAATAATATCACCATTTGTTGTTAGATTAGTATATCCTGGGAATGGATAGTATATTAGATCTGAATTTGGATCGTCAGTAATGGAATAGAAACATCTAATGTCATTTTGAGTGTTTACATAGGCACTCATATAAACTTTGATTGATGATGCTGGAGTCTCCAATGCTATAGGTTTAGTAGCATAAACGAAAGAAGAAGGATCATCTTTCAATGTAGATACTCTGTCATCCGTTGCATAATTTTCAATTGCTTTATTAACTCTGTTAGTCGTAAATATCATACCAACTCTATCAAGGTCAATAACTGGAGATAGATATGAATTTGTTGTTGATAAGTTAAGATTTAATGTGAATGACTTATTTGCAGGCAGATTGGTGAGTTTTGAAGTTTCATTAATCTTTGAAGAAATTACTCTTGGTGAGGTCAAATAGTTAGTTGCATTTAGATTAATTGGCTCAAATCCCTGATCTAAGAAAGATATTTCATTTCCACCAATACTAGTTCCACTCACGGTTCTCATTGAGGCATTAATATTTGTACCTCTAAGTGTCATAGTCTGAACAATAGGTTTGATTATTTCAAAAGGAATATTTTGCGTTGCATTCGCAGAAGATCCCCCAGTTGATTTTGTTTCATTTAAAAATAATTTTGGATATCCAACTGATAAAGATCTATTGACCATAGTAGAACTTTGATCAGTCATGTCTAATTTAATATGATAGTAATCTAAATCTCTTGGATTTGAAATCGTTACATCTTCCAGATTATGAGTTTTATTAATTCTTCTTAGAGAAACTCCTGACAACTCATATTTGTACACTAGTGTTCCTGCAACATAACCAAACGATTTTGTTTGATCTACTCCTCTTGTAATTCCTGTGAGTTGTGGAGGAGATGATGTGGAATTTATGCCAGTATAAGAAATAATTTCACTTTCAATTAAAACATAACCTGGATTTGTTGCTCCAACAGAAACATTTTCAAATGTATCAAAATTTGCTATTTGTGTACTTTCAATTGAAATATTGCCAGTTGAAGCAGCAGTATAATCTAAGAAAAGTTTTGTTGGTTTTAAATCTGATGTAACATTACTAATAGTAACTAAGTTTTGAACTGAGTTCATTCCGTGATTTTTATGGTTTACTTTAATATGTAAACCATCGGAGATTTCTGTAATTCCACCTGTTGGGATGATTACGTTTGCTCCAGTTCTATTTAAGTCAGTAGATATTCCAAGGTTATTAATGTACCTAACAGTGTTTCCAACTCCAGTTACATATTCTCCTTGAACTTGATCAATTATTAGTTCGTTTACTCCAGAAATTTGAGATACTGATAATCTTAGATTTCTTCCTAAATTTTGTGATCCTATAGTGGTAATTCCAAGAACATCACCAGCAGAATATCCGGTTCCTCCGTTAGAAATTGTAGCGGCTACTGCAACTCCATTAGAGATAGTTATATTTGCTCTTGCATCTCTACCACTTCCAGTTACACTATCTAAAGAAACATTAGAAAAAACAAACGTTCCAGAAGAGGGAGTGTATCCAATTCCTGCATTTATAATTCCTAAGGTGCTAAATGCAGATCCAGCATATCCAACAAAATTACCAGTTGCATTACTATTTTGTTGGATAATAGTGTTTCCTAAAGTAGGAAGATTTGCTGTTGCAATTGTGGTTCCAATTCCTACTTTGATTTTTTTAGAATTAACTTCTAAAGAATCTTTTACTAAAGTAGCAATTTGATCATTTCCTACGCTTAAGTTTGGATTATAAAAATTTATATTTCCGCTACTAACAAAATCTGCTCTGTAAAGTTTAAATTTTAAATCTTCTAATTGGCTTGGATTCCAAGTAGATCCATTTTGTGACTTAAATAGAGAACCGCTTGAAGGTTGTTTAGTTACTAATGTTTGTTGAGACTCTGATAATGTAGTAGTACTTACATCAAATTCGGAAATTCTAGAAATCCAAACAGAATAAGAACTAGAGTTTGAAAGTATTGCTATTGAATGAAATTGTTTTCCTGCAAGGTACACCGGAGAGTCAAAAGTAACTCTAGTTGGTAAAGACGCATCCTCAGAAATAATAACATCGGATGGTTCAATTACAACTTCGCCAAATGGATAAATCTGATCTGTTGGTTGTCCAAGTTGCACAGGTCTGAGTTGAACTGTTACTGGCAATTCTTGATCACGAGAATAAAAATATAAATCAAGTGAGGTTACAAAAATACCACTATCAGGTTCTACATAAAAAGTTTGTGCTAAAGGATCTATTAATTTCATTTTAAATACTTTTTGATAAGATTATTTATTTCTATTGCTGTTGTCTATCATCTTCTTTTGTTCTTATTTTGTTGTTGTTTTTGTTGCTGTTGCTGTTGCTGTGTTGGCGGTGCCGGTGGTGGATTTGTTCTTGTTGAATTACTACCCTTGTTTTTAATAGCAGGAACCTTAACTACACCAAGAGCTGTCGCTTTAAATCCAGTAGAACCTTGTTTAATTTTTTGCTGTCCTGTTAGTTTATTCTTTCTCAATAGTTCTGCTTGTGCTCGTTCAGGTGTTCCTGGTAAAGTATTTTGTAGTGTAAAAACAGTACCTTTAGACACTTTAGTTTCTTTGTTGTTAAGAGAAAGTGCTGCATAAATTGGATTTTTGTCAAGTTCAGTTAGTTTAACATTATTTTTTCTAAACTCTGATGCAGCTGCTTTCTTACCTATCTTCTTGATCAATTCTGGACCAGTGTACCACTTACCTTTATATTTTACTTGTGTAAATGGAGTTGATACTCCATCTACATTAGTATAAGAAGTTCTAACATTTTTATTCTTTTTAGGATCTTTTGGTGTGCCGTCCTCTGGTATAGATGGTGGTGGTGGAACATCATTGACTGGAGGATCAGATTCTATAGGAGGATCAATCGGTGGTTCTGGTTCTGGGTAAGTAGATTGAGGTTCTTGTGATCCAAGACTCTCATCTAATGGAACAATTCCATCATCATTTGGTGTAGGTAGAACTGGAGGTGCAGGTGGTACATAAGGTGGTAATGTATTTCCGACAATAGTTGTAGCAACAACAGCAGTAGGTCCAGTTGAAGATTCTACTTTACTCTCAATTACTGTCTGAGTTTCAGTTCTTACTGTTCTCACAGAAAGAATATTTTCTTGAACTCTATTAATTTTTCCTTCCGAATAGAATTTTTCTTCAGCACTAGTGATAGTTGAATCTATCAACGAATTGGTTGAACTACTAGTCATTCTAAACAGTTTTGTTCCTGTTTGGAATGTGGGATTACCAAATACATTTGGATTGGGAATAAAGAACGATCCCATCACGACTCCATTGCGATCAGTTACTAGCCTGACCTGAGTTATTGTTGCCTCTGCTCCACTTGTTTGACCTCTTAATTTCATTCCAGATTGGACAAATCCACTAAATTCACCTTGAGGTTGTTGTGAAAGACTAAAAGTATCAATATTTAATACTGTTGAAGTAGAAGAATACTCAGAAGGTAGTGTTTCTGCTACATTATATGGATTAGCTTTGGATATATCAGTAGGTAAATTATATGGACCATATCTATGATTAGCAGTTGCAACTCTAAAGGTTATTTTTGGATCAGATTGAATTACTCCTAGTCCGGATGTTGAAGATGATACTATCGTTCCTTCAACTGTTTCTCCTACTTGGAATGTTCCAGAAATCATACTGATTTCTAGTAATTTCGGAGTAATATACCTATTAACATCAACACCATTAAAGAATGAATAAACTCTAGTAATTGGTTTTAGTCTCTTAGCAACAAATTCAATATTTCTGGATCTCATATAAGAACTTATTTCTGTGCTGAGAACAGTATCTCCGAGAGAAACATTCTTAAACTCGTCTTTAGTGATCTTTCTAACGCCAGTTCTGGTACTAGTTCCTGTTTTTGTGGTTGTCTCAAGATCTTCTTTGATAATATAATATCCAACATTAACAGTTCTTGTATCTACTGCTTTTGTGGATCCAGTCCATACAGTCTCCCAAGATCCCCAGGTTACAGGACCAAATCCAGATTGTTTATCCAGTTCTGCCGCAGTAATTTGAGACTCGGACTGAATATAGTTTGTTGATATTTCAGTTGTATTCGCTAGGAGTCTTACAGTATCAACCCAAACATCTGATGAAGGAATAAGATTAATAGTTCCTCCATAATATCCTACTCTAAATGGAGATACGCTTTCAATTCTAGTTGCGTATGGTTGAACTATTTCCTCAACTTCAACATAATTCAAAGTTACTAACTCTTTGCTTTTTGCAATATTAGTTCCATTAAGATCTGTTACGTATCTAAGATCTGCTTGTGGATTGGCAGTAACTCCTAAACCGATTAATGAATTGGATCCAATAATTAAGTCAACTTCTGTGGTATAATGTGAAGGTCTTAATTCAGAATTCTCAATATCAATACTATTCTTTACTATAGTTACTTTTTTCTGTGCAGAAGTTGTTGAGAAGTCATCTACAAAAAATCCTGACTTAAATCTATTAAGACCATTTACATCTCTAATGAATAGATTTGAAGTATCAGTTTCTAATAGAGAAAGTGAAGTATAATATTCTAAGTTCTTGATTCTATTTTCAAGAGAATGAATATCCTTCATCCTATATCTCTTGTGTTCTGCAAGATTTAGACTTGCATCATTAACATTACAGAGATATGCTGGTAATGTAATGGTTGCAATATTTAATGCATCGTCAATATCCACTGGAGGTTGTGGATTATCTGCAGGTTCTCCTTTGTTTAGTTGGAATACGCCATCTTTTGTTAAATAAATTTTATCAATTCTTGGTAAGTAATAAGAATAGTTTAACAGTATAGATTCATCGGATGCTAAAACATTAGAAGCAGAATTTCCACTTGATGTGAAACTTCTAGCATTAAATTCAAATGGAGATAATGCCGATGTAGTTACTGCAAAGTTTGAAACTCTTGGTCTAATATCAAGAATATCTGTGTTTCTAATTCCATTTACACTTGGAATGTCGCAATAATCAAATTGATTATATGAATCTGCAGTGGTAATATTTCCAGTATCTGAAGTTGAAAAACTTGCAGATTCGTAAGCAATCTTTAGTTTTCTAACTGGTTCCTTTGAATTTGATTTTCTTGTAATTCTAGAGTAGTCATAAATTGTATTTCTTTGACCATTATCAAAAGTATAATTTGCAGTGATGTTATTATCACCAGCATCAAACGCAGTAACAGTAGCTGTTATGCCTGATTCTTTAAATGTAATTATTTCACCCACTTGGAATCTATTAGAATTCAATACCACATATGATATTTTTGTTGCATTTAGTTTTTCTGCATAAACACCAACTGCACTACTGGTAGATCCTACAAATTCTTCGCCAACTAACAAATCATCAGTTTTTCCTGTTGGACTGATAATTGAAGAAAGTGTTAGATTTGGAAGTTCTGGTTCAGATGTATCATTTGATTCATATATTCCATATAGTATTGTTACATCTGGTTCAAGTAAACAAATATCTTCGTCCTGAACTCTTGTTCCATATGGATAAGTTCCATAAGTAAGTCCATCATTATTCGTAGTGGCACCTACACCGGAATAAGCATACTTAGACTTATCAACTACAATTGTCTTTACTCTATTTTTATTCTTAACTTTTGACTTAATATTCGTTTTTCTTAGTGTTGCAATTAATCTTCCTGTTCCAGAAGTAGTTTGTAATCCATTAATCGTTAATTCTCTGCCGCCATTAGAAAATACAAGTTTATCTGAACTTAAACTCTCAGTAACACCAGAATTAGTGATAAGTACATATCTTTCTTCATCAAATGGTAAGAAAGTTTCAGTGGATTCTGCAGAAACTGTATTCGTAGAATTGGTAGTAATAGTTACATTATATTGATTTCTTACGGTTAATGATGAGTCCGTCAAGTCCACTGAAGCAATATTTCTCTTTGGTAGTGTTGTATATAATGTATTATCAATTGATGACTGGAAATTAGAATATAAAACTCTAAAATCACTTGGGTTAATGTCAGATGTAGGTAGTCCACCATCACAGACACCAGAAACTGTAGTTACACCAGAAATTGTAATAGAACTCTGAGAAACTGTTTCTATTTTAGCAAAGGTATTTACCGATAGACCTGGATTTGAAAATGCAACAGTTCCTCCAACAGTTGCAATTCCTGTGAAGATAAAGTCAGAGGAGGTTACAGTGCTAATTCCACCGCCAGTAGCAGTTATTTTTACTTGTCCAACATTTGCTAGTACAGATTGCTTAATATCTGCAGTAAATGTTGATCCACTTCCCACTATTCCATACAAAGATCTTACTTCATTTGTAGAATATGCAGTGAGAGCAGTGGAAACTCTTGTATTTTCTATACCATCAAATATAAATCTTTCACCAACTAAAAATGATCCTTTCGTATTATATGCTGTTATAATACCTGAATTAGAAGCATTATATCTTAGGAAACCAGTTGCCCCACTAGATTTTCCTTTAATATAAGTTGGTGTAGTAAGTGTGATTGGTTCATTTAAAGAAATTTCAGTATAAGTTTGAATATCATATAAAGCAATATCCCACTCATTAGCATTTGGAGTGGAAGTGTTATAAGATCCAGACTCCAGTGCAAAATCATATACTCTTGCTAGTCCTATTTCTTTTCCTGCAGCACTAGTCTGGTTTGACCCTACTCTACGATCTCTTAAACTTAATGCATATGAAGTTGAAATTCCAAGTGATGGTGATCCATATACTCTGTTGAGAGTATAAGTTGGTCCTGTAACATAATTTACGCTTTGATCTTCTAGTAATTTTGTAGTTCTTGGTTTTTCAAAATCAAGATATGTTGTTCCTACTACATCTATTTCATATCCGCTTACAAATGCCTTTAATGGAGATATAACATAAGTTCCTAACTCATCAGATGCTTTATTATTATTGTATGTTAATTGTCCATCTCTAAACACACCATTATTTCCTTTTAGATCATCTAGAGTTTCATTAACAACAAGAGTTGGTGGTTTTACATAATAATTTCCAGATTCGTCATATGTTCTTCTTGCTAGCTCCTTCTCAAAAATATTATAATCGGGATTGGTAATCTGTTGTTGTAAAATTCCATTTCTAACTTCTAAAAGTTGTACAAAATTAGAAGTTAATTCTGAAGATGTATTATCTAATGGTATTTTTGTAAGTATTGCCTGAATCTGCAATCTGTCAGCACCTGGTGCCGCATAATTTGAAAATCCCTGAGCATTGTCATTAATATCAATATCAAAATCGGAATTTACGATAGTTTCTGTAACTTCTAAACCAACTTTATAACTTGGTTTATTTCCATATTGATCTAGAAGAATTGATTGTTCTTCAACATCTACAAAATGTCCTCTTAAATAATAAACACCATTAGATATGTGAGCAGAAGAGGCAATTGAATTTGGATTTCCACCTATAGTCAGTGCAAATCCATCTCCGGGTTGAATAATTACTGAATTATCTTCATTTATGGTACTTGTTTCAAATATTCCGTCTTCTACGATTAAAATTTCATCCGCAGCAAAACCTTGTAAACTATTAGTAGCAGTATCTGATCCTAAAAAATTTACATATAGTGTATTATTTCCTCTTTCCGAATTAGTTAAATCTAAAATTCCAACTACCTGAGCTCTAACACCACTACTAGATCCTCTAATTCTTGCTCCAATCAAGTATGGCAAATAATCTAAAACTGCCGATCCAAGATAATTTTCTTGGAGTTCTACTGCATAATAATTATCAACATAGTTAATATTTCCAGGAATTACAACCGATCCTTCCTTAAAAAAGTGATCTCCAAGTTGTTCTATTTGACTTTGGAGAGTTGATTGTAATGTTGTTAGTTCTCTAGCCTGTACTGGATAACCTGGCTTAAAAAGAACTCTATAGTATTGATTTTCTCGATCAAAGTCATCAAAATATGGAAATACGTTTAGGTTAGTTTGCTGTGGCATAATTCTTTAGAATTGCAAAATGACTTTGATATCTTCTTTTTGATTAGACGACCTAGTTATGGAAGGTCTATTATCAACATAAATTATATTACCGGAATACTTCTCAACCTCTGGATTTGAGGTTCCATTAAAAAATGTTTGCCCAAGGTAATACTTTCTATTATTTATTGTGGTAGAGACACCTGTAAATGATGTATCAATACCAAGACCACTAACTCCAGATGCTGTAATTGTCAATGATCCACCTGTTTCTGGAAATGCTGTAAATCTATGCAATTTAAATCCATACAACGTATCTGGATTTTTAGATCCATCACTATTAAATCCAACCAAAGTTCTATCTTGCCAATACTTTAATACTCCAGTATTCTTATCATAAGAAACTACTCTACCAACTGCAGTAGATCCTACACCAATAGTTTGAGATATTAAACTGTCAGCAATAAAATTTGCGGTGCTATATCCAGTTCCTACTAATTTTAAGGCAGATAGTGAACTAGCTTTACTCTCATTTAAAACCGAGTCTGAATTATAAGACAAAGGATTTTGTACTATTCCAACTCTTGCTATTTGATTTCCTGTTATAAAGTCTGGATTTTCATTATCATTTTCAATCCTTGAATAAACTAAAACTCTGTACGCACCCAACTCTCTATAAATGTCATATCCATGTCCGTTTTGTGGTGGAATAATAACATCAAAAACTGGACTAGATGATCCAGTTGGAACAGTTCCAGAAACTAAATCAATTGTTCCATAAGTATATCCAGAACCACCATTTGTGACTATTACAGATCCTACTTTTGAGTCGGCATTGACTGTAATAGTACACTCAGCTCCAGCGCCATCGCCGTAAATAGGAACTCTGGTATAAGTTCTACTTGCAGTTCCTAAACCTACGCCTCTATTAGTTACTGTTACAATTTTAATTTGACCACTTGTTAGCGCATTATTTCTAACTGCAGAATAATCTGAATTTGTTTCCCAATCAGAAGGAACAGGAATAAAATTAGTAGAATCAAATTTTACCAGTTCACTTGGTTTAATGGTAAACAAATATTTCCATATATAACCGTCTTCGCTGTCTCCCGCTGATCTTGGTTCTAAATCAGTAAAAGTTGGCTCATCTAGAGATGGTTTTCCGCTAGGATTTTCTGGATCAACACCATTATAAAGACAAATATAAACTCTATAATCACTATTAACTACATAGTAGTTTGCTGAATATAAATTTGTGGAATTTGATGGTACTGATACTTTAGTTCTATTAATATCATGCCTATACATATCATAAATTGTTCCTGTTGTCCAAGTGACTTTTCTAACCACTTGACGAACATCACTACTCAAAATTTTCTTCAATGCAATCATTGTATCCCAGTAATCATTCTGTTCATCAAAAGAATCTTTTGGTGCTGGAGGAACAGAATCCCAATTTGCATCGTAATTTGATGCATTTGGAAGACCTACAAAGGTATAATAGCTACTTGTGGTTGAAGTAGCTGCTGCGACAAAATTCTTTGCGTTTAATACTCTAAGTTGATCAGTTATAATTGCAGACATTTTACCGTTTTTTATCTATTTATAGTTATTGTTGTAATGTAGTTGAATATCCAACGTATCTCAATGGATTTAATCTTTGAACAATTGGTGATGTAGAAAGACCAGATATGCCATTTCGAGTATATGCTGTAAAGATTGTAGGATTCTTTCTTGTAGGAACACTTATTCTGCCCCAACTAAATTCACCATAGAAATTACTAAATCCAGTTCCAGTCAATCCATTATAATTCAAGACACTAACCACAACTCTTGAAACGTTAGTTACGCCGACTCCAGGAACGCTTGTAGATGCTATAGAAACTGATGCAACCTTATAAACATTATCTAAACAAGTTGTACCAACGCCAACAATTGATGAGTTGGAATCTAGAGAAGTAATACCAAATCCAATATTAGAATTGAAAACTGTAAAGTAATAATCTGTCTTAATACCACTAATACCAGTCGTTGCAATTCCAACATTAATGTTAGTATTTCTTAAGTAAGAATCTGTTGGAACAAATAAATCAAATACAATTCCAGTGGATGCAACACCAACAGTGGTAGTTTTTATGCCAACTATAATTCCAAAATCACCTTCATAAGTAACATCTTCAATTTTCTCATAATTAAGTGCTGGATACTCAATTAAAACTTGAGGTGGTTTGGATGAAGTATATCCGAATCCAGGATTTGTAATTGTAAATGAAGTAACAATACCAGAAGTGATAGAAGAAATCGCTAAAGCAGTACTTCCTATTCCTACAGAAGTTCCAAATCCAATTGGATTTGAGATAGTAACTGAAGGTGTAGTTGTAAATCCAGATCCACTATTAGATAAAGAAATAGAGGAAACTGTTCCTGCGGCAGATACTATTGCAGTTGCTGAAGCACCTACAATAGTGTCCTGAGAAGTTACTAAAATCTTCGTCTTGAATGGTATTGTTGCGTTTTCTCTAGAATCATCAAAGAATATCTTTACGCTTTGTACAAATATCTCAGTTGAACCAATACCAACGTTACTAATAATATTTGATAGTGGTTGGATGAGTGGCTCATATAACTCTCTATCCTTTCCAATTTCCTTTCCATTAATAATCTTATCCTCAGTTTGTCTACACCAAATAAGTGGTCTAGATAGATCTTCATCAAGAGTTAATCCTGGTCCCGGATATGAATTTGTTTGAATGGTATCAGAAGCAACTATTTCGGTAACAAGTCTGTCATCTTCTTTAAGTAGAACGTTATCACTATTCAGTCTTACATCATCTCCAATTTTTATAGTTTCTAAAATATCAGCAAAAAGAACATCTACAGACTCGGTTCCTTTATAGAATATAATCTTACAACTATCTCCTTCTTTTGGAGCTTCTGTAAATGTTATAATACTACCACCTTTGAAGATATATCCAGATCCTGGAACTTGTAGTACATCATTGATAAAGACCAATAAAGTCGCTTGAACATCAATATTTGATCCAACTCTTGCTCTAATTGAAGTTTGTGTTCCATTTATCTTTATTGGGAATGTTCTTCTTGTTCCATTAAATAAGTTTTCTATTTTATCAATTACTTGAAGGTCTCCTACTGACCAGGCAGAAAACGCATCGGAAAATACTTGATCAATTGATAATTCAAAATTTCTAAATGGTTTAGAAGGATCAGTTGGTATTCCAGTCAATCCTCCAGTAGGTACAGTTAATACCTCCGAGACCTTATAAGCATATCCAAGATTTTTAATTTCAAAATCAGTAATACTAGATGCCTGACCAACAACAATGTTTACAGTTGCTGCAGTTCCTATACCCGAGTATCCAGGAGCATATATTAGAGGAATATTTGAATAACTTAATGGAGAATCAAATACTACTACAGGAGGATTGGATGAAGTATATCCTGAACCTGGATTAGTGATAGTAACATTATTGGAAACATGTCCAGAAGAAATGGTTGCAAATCCAATAAATTCATAATTAACATTTCCAATGCTTGCAGTTTTTACTCCAACATCCACAAACCCAATAGTTGGTGAATTCAGACTTATCAATACTGTGGAATCTGCAGTGATTCCCTGTGATGATGTATTTCCACTACCTATCAATACATGTGATATTCCTACACCAACTATGGGAACGTCTATGAATGTAGATCCTATATTAATAGTATTAGATGAAGATAAACTCAATTTTTGAATAACACCATTTGAATTATTGATAGGAATAATGGTAGATCCAGCACTAATTGAAGTGGAGGTTTGAGTAATTATTTCATACTTTGATTGACCCCTATATCCAGATCCAATATTTCCAACACTAATTGAAGAAATTGTTCCTCCAACTGAAACTATTGATGTTCCTCCTGCAGATACTAGCGGTTGATATCCAAATCCTTGAGAAGAAGCAACGGAAACAATCACTCCACCTCTAGGTATACTTGCAGTATTAACATCATATGATGTAGATGAAATACTTCCGGTGAATGCTAATGTTGTTATTCCGGCGCCATCGGACATCTTATAATCACCTTGAATGCTAATAGTTCCAAGTCTTTGTGGTTCTTGGAATATATTATTAATAAGAAGAATTATAGATCCTGTAGAAATTCCACTTACATCAGATTTATTTGAAGTTAATTTAAATTGTGTTTGAATTCCAGTAAATTGTTCAGATAATCCATCAAAAATATAATTTTTGTCATATGAATCAAGAGTTCCATTTTCAAGACCAGATCTTAAAAAAACTCTTCCACTAAATGTGGATCTTGTCGTAATTCCAGTATAGTCTCTAGAATCTGGTTTATTTGTGATTGTTCCTATTGGAGAGTTTCCATAAGGTGCTTCTACGAAATGTATAGTGTTATCAATGATATTATAGTTTCCAGTAATTTTTGTTATTAGAGATCCATTTAAATGGTTTGCTGGATCAGTTCCCATCCAACCTCTATCAACTAGAAGAACATTAGTACTTCCAAATCCAACTGTATTGACCTTTATAATTTCATTATCAACCTTAAGCAAATCTCCTCCAAATATCGAAGTTATTCCAGAAAGAGTAATAGTATTCTCATTTAATGAAGATGACCTCGATAGAAATGTAGTAGTTGATGTTGATACAATTGGCGTTTGAATCAAATTATCAATAGAAATTAAAGACTTTGCATTCTGCTTTAATGAAGTTAATTTATGAGTAGTGCCAATACCAACAGAAGTCAAACTAAACACTTCTGGAACTGTTTTTAGTGCATTTTGAGCAGAAGATGCTAATTTAATATTAAGATCATTTACTTTAACAACAAAAACACTTGATGGTAGTTTATCAGTTGTTCCTATTCCAGTGATAGTTGTGGTTGCAATCCCAATTGGAGATCCATCACCTTCACTATATGCCAATTCTTCTCCAGTAACAAAATAATGCTTAGGAATTCTTATTGTATCTTTTGTAATATCTACAATTGTAGAATCTGAAGCATTAAATACTCTTTGGAAAATAGGATTTTGTTGATGATATAGGTTGAATGATTTTTTAATCGAATTGTAAGTCCCTTGATAACCTGTAAACTTGGAATCAATTCTTGCATTTTCCAAACTATAGAATTCAAAAGAATTATCTACATCAACAACGCGCATAGCGTGCTGATAAACTCTAACATCAACATTTATATTTGGATTTGGTGTAAAATACAAACTGGTTCCTGTAGCACCAACACCAACTCCCATTGTACCTAGTCCAGAGGAAGACTCAACTATACCAAACTCAGCAAGATATGCATCAGTATCATCATCAACAACTGTAATCTCTGATGCTTGATATGTATTATTTGTTTTGTCCTCAACTACTACAAAATAATATGCTCCAGAATGATCTAAACTATAAGTTGAAATTTTATTTTGTGTTGGTGTGGGAGACGATGATATTGAAACATAACTGGACTGGACTTGACCGGTATTAAATGTCAATGATCCCGTATTAGTTCCTATAGTGCTTGCTACAGAAACTCTAACTGTATTGGCAATATATGTTGTTCCTAATCCAACATTTGGAGTAAAATCTAAGTTTATATTGGATCCAGAAATATAAGCGGTGTAAGAACCTATTCCATCTCCAACATATCTAACTCTACTTTCGTTTGAAAGTTGTCCATATTCAAGAATACTTACATTATTTCCATCGTGAATAAGAGTCAACTCGTTAAATTCATAATATTCTCCATTTGTGGACGAAAGTTCTACTAATACTTTAGATGCTCTATATGTTGATCCGATACCAACAATAGTTGTTTGTGAAGAAGTTCCTGATGGTATAGTCGCAGTGGATGATTTTAATTCAACAATATTTCCAAGAGATGTACTTCCAATTCCAGAAATAATATCAGTAATTCCATAAGACATCACACTAATATCATAATCATTAACTAAGAAGTTCAATGGATAAAATCTTAAAGTTCCTTCAGATCCAAAAATAGAAAAATCAAAAGATCCTAAATCTCTATTAGTTTCAACTCTTGCATATTGACTCAAATAACCTTCTAGTCCATCATGTAATAATGAAACTAGATAGACCTGCCTCAGACCAGTAAATCTTTTGTCTCTTACATAAGTTACATATTTTTTGGATCTTATATCAGATAGTCTAAAGGTATCAGCATTTGCATAGTTATTTTCTGCAGGAACATTTGAAAACTGATCACTGAAATCATCAATCATTAAAACTCTATTTCCAAGTGATTGGAATTCATCTTGGAGAGAGACTGTATTGAGAATAATTTCATTTGAAATATAATTATCAGAAATTTTTATAGTTTTTTCTCTAGCAAGATCAAAATCATTAACACAATTTAGATCTATTTCTTGAATTAAATCTGATATGCCAATAAAACTTCCTTCGTTTTGTGCAGTAGATATTCCCGTAAAAGATGCATCAATAGACTCAATTTCCAAGTCACCAAATTTTTTGAAACCAACTGTGTGGTTTAAATTACCAATAGATTCATTCCAAGTTTCATAATCAACTTTCGATTTAATAGAATATGAAAAATACTGATAATAATTATTATCTGAAGTTACTTGTAGTGCATTATTTAAGAATCCAGTTTCTTTATTCCACCCCTTGTTCACTACTGCAGATGGGCCTATTAAATAGACAGCATTAAAATCTTGCACATCTCCAATAGTTCCTTTGGCGTTTGAAGTTTCTCCTCTAATAAATTTACCTTGATCAAATGAATCTGAAGAAGAAACTTTAATCTGTTCTGTGTCAGAATTCCACTCTAATACAGTTCCAGAATAAGATTCGCTAGTAACCTTTTCACCTACTATAAATGCACCTGGTTTCAATACAGGATTAAAAACTGGAAAGTATTTTTCAGGAACAACGATGCCTGCAGAATTTTCTGCATTAAATGTTCCGGGAATTTCTGATCCAGATAAGTAATTTGAAAGATTATATGTAATAGAAGCTCCAGATCCTCCATATTGCGGACTTACTGAAGTTAATGTAAATAATGCATAATCATAATTCTTTGAGTTATATCCCTTTGCAGTTGTTGCTATGCCAACACTTACATTTTCAACCAGAACTCTATCGCCAACATTAAATGGAAAAGTCTGACCAAAACTATAGTTTACACCAAGTTCTATAGTTACATCTTTTGTGGAATTGTTAAATGTTACATTGTCAATGGATACTCCATTTGAGTTATTAATAGGCACAATACGTGGTGTTGCATTATTAATTCCATCAGTATTTTTTATAATATCAACTTCTTTTGTTTTTATATTAAATTTCAAATCAACATCAGTAACGACTTTATTTGTAACTGAATCAATAACTACTAAATTTGGAGATAATGTGTAGTTAATTCCAACAGAAGAAACGCCGATGTTATCAAAAGTGGAAAGTGGTTTAACTTTTAATACTTGAGGTAGTTTGGAAGATGGACTCAGAGTAATATCTGATGGATAATCAAATCCAATATCATCAATGTCAATTCGATTAATGTTTCCAATTGAACTAGTGTTTGGATTTAAAATTGCATCTCTTCCAATCTCTGAAAATACTGAAGTTATTCCGGGTAAAGACTGATAATTTTTACCGCCGGACAATAAATCAATTTCACTAATTGCACCAATTGCTGTTTTAGAGTCTGTAAAATATTCAAAAAGTCCATCAGAACTTGTGTAGGATGTTTTTTCTGGATAATCAATTATATTGAATGTGAAAGTCGTTTGTCCAACTCCAACTACATTATGAAAACCAGAGTATGAACTTCTTGTTAGTTTTAATGTGTTATTAGAATCTACATTCTCATCGTCTATTATAATTTCCTTTTTAACCGTTGAGTTGTTGAACAAATCAACAGGAACCAAACGATAGTACAAATCTGTCTCTACGCCAGAAGTAGTTAATTTGACAGAAGAAGTAGAATCAATACCAATTTTTCCTGTTTTTATTACACTAAAATTAGAAGATCCTTCAATTTTATCAAAAACCTTAGTAAAATTAGAATTAGAATAGATTACAAAATCAAATGCTGAATATAAATTAGCATTCTTTGTAAAGGAAAGTGATCTATCTGATAGATCAAAATTTATTGTTTGATTGGGAATAATAGGAATACTAGGATTGACTAATGAAATAGATCCTTCAGAAGTACTCGTAAAGTCTATAATTTCTGGAACTTCTTTAGTCGCATTGTAATAACTTGAAGATAATCTAATGTAATCTTTATTATATCTCACAATATAATAAATTTTATCATTTTCCAAACCTCCAATTGAAGTTGTCGCATTATAAACTACTTTTTGTCCTGTAGTATACTCATGATTTTCAATGTATATCTTATTGTCTGATAAATTTACTGCAGATGCAGTGAAAGATCTTGGGTTAACAAGAAGTCTTTTGTTTTCATCATTATATTTAATTACTACATTGGTGGTAATTCCTGGAAGAGAATCAATAAAAATACTATCTCCTCTTTCTAATCCATGAGTTGAAGCCGCGGCAACAGTAACTGTGTTTCTTAAAACTTCTCCAGTTAGAACATTGGAGTAATTTGTCTTAAAACTGTGATTAACACCAGATCCTACATTTGTAAAATAAACTGTTGATGTTAAGATACTGCTGTTTATTCCTACAAATGATCCTGTTGATCCCAATCCAACTTTATTTGTAGAAATACCGATTAAATCATCAGATACTTTTGCAACATAAATTACTTGATTATCAAGTAATTGGAAACTTGAAGCGCCATCATCAGAAACAAAGAATGGAGATCCTCCATTACTAGAGTAAATTAACTCATCTCCAGTGTTTAATGAATGTGATTGTAGATATATTGTTTTAGTCGGAACAAAAATATTAGTGATTCCAGCACCTGGATTTGAAAAATATAAAGTTGATCCGATTCCCACTCCAGAAGTCGTACCAAGACTGAGTGACTCTGTTGGATTAAAATATAGTTCTCTATTAAAATTAAAGTTAAAATTGCTGTTATTATTTCTAAATCCTATGGTAAATTTTCTTGTTTGTTCATATAAAACCGTAGATGCTGTATGAGAAACTCCTACAGTTGAATCATATCCTCTTAAAACCTTAATTCTAGAGGAAAGTTCATCTACAGAAAGAACTTTAACCTTTTCATTTTCAACTTTATAAACGTCATTTTCTCTAATATATGAGAAGTCTAAAGATCCATTTATATCAAAATAAGTGACAATTCCGGTAGATGTAGAATTTCCTACTGCTTTTGATAGAACTAAAGTGTGAGTATTAACTCCAACTACAAAAAACGAATTAAAAATCTTAACAGAAGTGCTTAAACCAGATATTGAAACAATATCATTGCTTATAAAACTATGTGGTAATGAAGAAAATCCTACAAGTTTATTTCCATTATTATATGGATAAAATTCAACTCCTTGAGTGTAGGTAGAAGCAAAACTAATTGATTTTATTTCTTTTCCTTTTACAAACGATACTTGACCGTAAGCATTGAACCCGCCAGAATTAGTATTATTAAAATTGATAGTATCTCCTACTTTATATCCAGAACCTCCAGTAACAACTCCAACATTAGATAGTTGTCCAACAGAAGTTGATCTTACAGTAACTACTGGTTTTCTAACTTTTAATGGATCAAATACGAAATCATATCCAGAGTTATTGCTTTTTAGATTGTATGGTTTAGTGTTCCTCCAAATTCCAGATTCTGTATAATTAAAATTATTTTGGTTTATGTTTCTATCATAATTTACATCAATTGGAGTAGATTTAAAAGTATTACCAACTATGTAAGGGAAAACTGGTTTTTTGTAATTCCTGAAGACACCGGCAGTTTCTGTTAATCCATTATTAATTGTAGTAAAATATGCATAAGTTCCGTTTGGATACTCTGGTGTTACACAAAATCTTCCATTATGCTCATCTAAATCTCCACTTGCATTATATTGATAATCTTCAACAAAAAATCCTTCTGGATATATTCTTTGTCCTGTAGTAGAAATTGGATCTGGTCTATCACTAGAAGGCAATGAAATATATCCAGATGTAAGTTCTCTTACAGATCCTCCTGTTTTTTCGCTATAACCATATGGTCCGTAAATTGGATTTCCATCGTATGCCCATCCAATTATAGGTGAGTGTGTGGTAGAAACTACCTCTCTATTGTTTACTAATTTTAAATCTGGTACATAAACTTTGTTCCCATTTACATAATCAATACCAAATACACTTCTTCTTAACTTTCTTGGTGCATATAAATGACAATATTGTGAACCACTTACAGTATATGAAGAGACCTCAACTACACCATCATCATCCACAATTTGTTCATCATTTAAATATCTTTCTACAGTGTTAATAGTCCAAGATTTTATTTTTACTTCGTGTGAGAATCCATTTCCAGAAGGAACTATATTTAAGAAAGTTCCCGTAGTATTAAATCCGACTCCGCCATTAACAACCTTTACTTCAACAATTTTACCAGAATTTACAATAGGAGTTAAAACTGCACCGGTTCCTATTCCCAAAACTTCAATTTTTGGTGCGGAAGTATAATTATTACCACTATTGAGAACTATAACTTCTGTTATTCTTCCTCCATTAAGTACGGGTGAAAGTTGAGCTCCTGATCCAATACCCAAAGTAATTTTTGGTTGTCTTTCGTAATTAATGATTTCAGAAGACCCATATCCAACACCAGAATCTTTAATAAAGATGTTGCTAATTTCTCCTTTAAAACTTGGTTGTAGTTTAGCACTAAAATCTTGTCCAGTTAGTGTAGATACACCAATTTTTCCAGATACACTTACAACTATGTTGGGGTAGTTAAATGTATGGTATGAAGATCCTACCGAAGTCAGATTTATAAACTGTTTGGTTTTAAAATAAAAATCTTTATTTGTAGTAGCAATTCCAACTTGAGATAATTTGAATTCATCTTTATTTACTGCGGTAATATAATATGATTGATTATTTGATAATCCGCCAACTGCAGAACCTGTCGAATTATATACAACAATTTCTCCAGTTTTATAACCATGATCAATTATTTTAATAGTATTTGATGAAGTGTGAATTCCGGAGATGGCGCAAGAAATTTTTTTATTAGTATATCCAGAACCTAAATTCAATACACTAACATTTGATATTTTTCTCTTTGATAGTGTGGATTCTATTAGATGAATTCCAACACCATAAGAAGTTAAATCTACTGTGTTTATACCAGAAACAGCATCATCTAAAGTTTTATGCAACCTAACATTATATGCATCTTGAACAGAAACATGATACTGTGCATTTGTTGATAATCCGCCAACTCCAGTTTGTCCCTCAGTTAGATATGTAACTCTTTCATAATCTCTAAATTTATGATAAGATGAAAAACCAATTGTATTAGTAGTTAGATTAACAAATCCAGAACTTTGAATTGAATTGAATGATACACTATGCCTAAATGAAGTCATATTAGGTTTAGCATATGCTCCATATCCATTTCCACCTGTTATGGTTATAATTGGATCTTCAAGATAATCAAATCCACCATCTATTACATCTATTTTTTCTAATTTTCCAACAACGTGAGCAAAAGCAGATGCACCATAACCAACACTATCTTCTACCAATACAGTAGGTGTGTTAATTACATCATAATTTTCTCCGCCACCAATGACGTTTATGGATTGAATTCCACCATAAAAAACTTTATCTGTAGATTTATAACTATAAGCTTCTACACCATTCACAAATATTCCAACTGGACCTGTTGGAGTCTCTGATACTACATCTGCAGAAACAGGTTTTGATATTTTTTTTATATAACCTTGCTGCGATAGTGGTGATATATTAAATTTTAATCTTTTAAAAATATTATTTTTTGCAGTTCCAGATACAGTTACAAATTTATTTTTATATAAATCCGTTTTACTGCTTGCAATTTTTATTGTAGTATTATCTACTCTTTTTACAAAATAAGTTTTTTCAGAAATATTCAAGTATTCATCTGGATTAAAAGCATTTCTACTGTAAACAATAGCATCACCAGTGATAAATCCATGTAAATTGGTTGGATTTCCAGAACTTAAATCTAAAGTTTCTCCATTAAAAATTCCAGAGAAAATAACATTAGTATTCTTTGTATTTACATCTTCGTCCAAATAATTTGGCAATGAATTGGATGTGACATATATTTCGTCTTCATTGTTTAAATAGACATTTTGAATATTAGCAGAGTATGAATTGACATCTGTGTAATTGGTGAATTTTGGTTTTTTCAAAATCCTCTCAATTACATACTTCAGGGTAAGATTATTAATCTTTACTCCTTCTACTACAATCGAATATTCATTATTAACACTTACAACTTTATAATTATCTTTATCGCCATTTGGATTTATTAATCTTAAATTATCGCCAAGTGAAAATGAATGTGGATCGTAAGTACTTACTTCGTAAGTAAAAACATTTGTTATTAGATTAGAAGAATTAGGTCCACTAATAGTTTTGACGTTATACTTTGTAGCAAGATTAAAAATCCAATTATTTGCTAATATACCTTTTGGATTGTATCCTAAAGAAACCGCACTCAGTGAGTCGCCTTTTTTCATTAATGTGTTTCTTGAGTCATAATCGACTTCAGATAGAACACCAGTTATTCTAACCTTTACAGTTGAAACACCAACATTAGCATAAGCATACTGATTTAATTTTAGATCAGTTCCTGTTGGAATAGAAATAGAAGGTGATGATGTAATGTAAAATTGAGTAGTATTTTTGTTGAAATATGAAATAGTATAATCAATTCCATTTACATTAAAATCTAATTGTCCATTTGAGGGAAATCCAATAGTAGAATCAGCATCAATAACAGTGCTACTAGTAGATACTCCTGCAATTACTTTCGTAGACGGATGTATTGAAAAGTTTCCGTAAATAGATCCACTAACAGTAAGATCTTTATTATAATCATAGTCAAGACTTAAGACATAAAAGGTTCTTCCGGATCTTTGAATTTTCTCAACTTTAGTAACAGATCCATAAGCCTTATTATAGCCTCCAACTTGGTCTTGATATAAAGTCCTATTCTCAAGATCCATTGGATCTCCAGAAATAGACTCAACAACCAAATCTCTAACAACTCTATATTGAGCATCAGATGGTTTGAGTAAATAATCTCTTGGCTTAATTACACTTACTTCCTGTCCAAATAATGCCTTGAAAAGTAATTTGTAGGAATCATCAGTTCCTTTTGATGAATAAAAACTCTTTGCATTTTTAATAAAATTTCTTTCATCCAGACCTTCTGCAAGCGTTCTATTTTCAAATCCAGGAACTAATTGTGATTTTATTTTTGTTAAAAATTCTTTTAAGAATAAAGAACTTAAGTTTGCAACAGTTGTTTTTGAGGTATGTTCTGCAATTTCAGATGTTGAAAATACGAGTTGATCTGGTTGATTACTTGCTCTATAAGAAGTTATACCGCTAAACCCTCTAGTACAATCTTTGAAGGAAGTAGAAGTTTTTGATGAATAAAGTATGATTTCCGAATCAATTTGGATAATTCCATTGGTATCGGGAAATCCATATGTAGATGCGACGTTAATTGTAGTGTCTACAAATTCAACATCACTTGTCAAAATAGTTGAAGATGGAGATTCTACAACAAACTCTAAAACATCACCGGGAACAGCAGGAGTAACTAGTATTACTGAAGATCCATCTGTAGCAAAATAGTCAGTATCTTTCAGTAATTTAGTGCCATTTTTTAAGACAATAAGATCATTTACCGAATAACCACCACTAATTTGAAAGAAAGTTTGTGGAGATTGTGGTTTTACAGTAATTGTTCTGGCAAATGTTGATTTATAAAGTTCATCAACTTTTAAATATTGATCAATATTTTGAAGAATATCAAGTGTTGATCCTTGACCTTCTACAGAGTTGTAATACTCCTTAAGGAATTCACTAACAAGAGGATATTCTTCTAGTACAAAATCGGGAAGTTGATTTTGTACGATTGAACCAATTTTAATTCTTGTATCTGCCATCTTATTCTCTTACGATTGTTCCGTTGCTATAGCTTGCTGTTTTTGTGTAGGTAGACCCTGAAGGATCTTCTCCAGAAGATATTTTGTCTGATAAAGTATTTAACGTTACATTATCAATGCTTAAATTCAAATAAAGATCTTGTAGTCCGATTACATCATTTGATTCTGGTATTGCAGAGATTTCAATAATTGGTTCTCCGCCACTATCTTTACTCGTAGATTCAATTGTGATTGCACTTAAGTTTATTTCGCCCTTTACATAATCTATTGTTCCTGCATTTGCTTTAATTGTTTTGGACCCCTGAATTGAATCTAATTTGAAAATAAAAATAGTGCCAGTAAGTTTACCTTCATTTGGAATATCACTTAAGTAAACTGTATCTTGTACACCAGGAATCTTAAAACCAGAAGATTTAATATTAAATCCTCTGAGATCTTTTATGTGAAATTCATTTCCAAAACATATTTCATATGTCGCTAATCTATTTAACTCTGGTTTTAAATCGCGTCTCATTTGAACAGTTGTAATATTGGACGTGATTGATTCATGACCATCATCAATAATCTTTAGGAATTTACTATACTTAAACCTTGCTCCATACTTATTCAACTCCGATGAATTTGCATACTTTTTGATATTATTAGAAACTGTACTTGTAATATATTCTGATGAAGGTGCTAGATTATTATTATAGTAAATTGTAGAGTTTATCTCTAGTATAAGGTACTTAAGATCCATTATTTCTGGAATAATTCCAGCAACCGAATATTGCTTTAATTTTTCTTTGATAGAATCCTTTATACTATTAGGAACAAAAAATCCATTTTCTGGTTTAATTGTAATAAAAACCTTTCCGTATTGTGGAGGACTCAAATCTTCCCCACCAAAAGCAGAAACCGATTCCGTCTCTGGATATATCTGAGGTATAATCGCCTCAAAATCACTTGCAGTTACGGCACGATTTTGTGCTGCATAGATTTTAGTTGCATATTTTTTGATTGAATCAACGGATTCAATTTCTCTACCTCCACCAGAAACAATATTTGTAGTAATTAAAGAAATCCCGCTAATTATATTAAATGAAGAATTATCAACAATTGTTCCATTGAAAGTAAATGAAGATACTCCATTTGCAGTTTCTCCACCTGTTATAATGTAAGAAATATCTACTATTTCACCACTAACAAGTTTTCTTCCGAGTATTCCATCGCCAAATAATAACTCATATCTTTGATCTTCAATCTCTTGAATAAAGAATATTTTTGAATCAGAATTTACTGATAAAATATTATTAGATTGAATGTATTTCTTTCTTGGTCCAAGTTGACCATCTCTTACATCTACTCTAATTAAAGAACTATCAACATTTTCATTATTTAAAATGTATCTTTGATTAGGCGTTAATGAATCTACAGTATATGTCTCAGTAATATATGTTCCTTCATAAATGTCTATATTATTAAATTCGGCAATACCATTGTTGACTGGAACGGTAATATCATCTGGAATTGAATAAACGTAACTTATTCCACTAAATGTTCCGGTTGAAGTCGCAACAATTCCTTTTTTAAGAGTAAGTGTAAGAGGTTTTTGTGGGGAAGTAGTGGTAGATGTATCTACAAAGAAAGAAACATTGGCTTTTGATGCAGTTCTGGATCTCGGAACATATCCAATGCTTCTTGCAAGAGATACTACATTTTCTCTTAGAGTCGCGCTATCAATAAACACCTCATTGCTAATCATATTAGCGTTATATGAGGAAATATATGTATTATATGCAAGAACATCTAGTATGACTGAAAGATTGGATCCTTCGAAATCATAGTCTGTAAAATTTGAATTCGATCTTAGATAATCTCTAAGAGAAGTCTTAATTTGATCGAAATCTAGATTGGTGAAGTTGACTAGTGCCATTTATCGTGTTGGTTGTAATGCAAATGATAATTGTTGAGGTAATACATCAGCACCAACGATGTAATATTTAATAGTTACATTGAATTCATAATTTTCATCATTTGGAGTTACTTCAACGTCAATTAAACTCACTCTTGGTTCATAATTTTCAATTGTATTTTTGATTTCGTCTCTTATAACAGAGGCACTTATTTCATCAAGCATTTCAAAAAGAGACTGATTAATCCTAGAACCAAGATTTTGGTTAAAAAATCTTTCACCCGGTTGAGTTAAAACAAGATTGCGAAGTGATCTGGCAATAGCCGTCTCATTTTTAATCGCAATCAGATCATAATTCAGAGGATTAACCTGAAAGGATAAACTAATATCTTTAAATGACTTGCTTATCCTTTCAGCGGGCATGAAAAATAAGTAATTCTGTCTTATTTATTAGAGATTTTTTGATTCATAAAGTGGTTCAGTGCCATATTCCCAGTCATCATAGTCATTATCATTGCGAATTTGTGAATGAATTTCATTTTGATAGAAGAAATCGTGCTTTTTGGGAGTTAAATCATCACTTGCAATCTCTCGAAGCATTTTTTGCTTCTCAACTTTCTCTTCCCAACCATATTCTGAAGATAAGTACTGAGTTCCCCACTCATTTTTCATAAAATTCTGGTCTTTATCCACTTGTTTGGTCATTTTTTTTCTCCTGATTTGTTAAATCAGAACTTTTTACGGGGTTGCTATCCCGAATATTTGTGATTTCGTACATAAAATCGTCGGAGGTCTCAATTTTGCGACGATTTTCAACAGAATATTCGGTCAAATCAATTTCATAACCTGGATTTTTGGTAATTCTGTTCTTAGTCCATGCATCATCATACCATAATATCTTATTATTTGGATATGCATAGAAATTTCCATTGTCCATTTTGAAAAGATGGGCACATTTGTGCTCTGGAGTCTCACTAAAGTTAGTATTCAGAGTAGATTTTGACTCCCATGACCAATCGAGCGTAAAAAGATATGTCCCTTCATTTTTTTCTCCTCGATAATTGATAAGTTCAGCACGTAAGTTAGCCAACCTTGAACGAACTTGAACATCAATATAAGGAGAAAAGCAATCCCACCACATGCATTCTTCTAATTGAGGAACTGGTGCATCAGATTTCCAACAAAATGCATGAATAGGTCTACGAGTCCAGTTAACACCATTCTCTAAAAATGCTTCAAAGAGAGGTACATGCTTCTCTAAGGACGCTACAGAGTGTACATCGCATAAAGTTACCTCTCCGTGACCTTTTTTATGATTGTAGAGAAATTCATTGCGAATATAACAAGTAATTGTTGGAAGATTGTGATTTAAATATGCCATAACACCTAACAAAAAAAGCAGGAATTACTTCCTGCTTATCTATAATATTAACCTTTACCTTGTCCGCGATATTTCTTTTTACGTCCATTACGAGAGGTTGCACTCAACAATGTACGTGGAGAACGTCCTTGACGTGTCTTCTTCGGTGCTCCTGGTTGAAACAGTACTTTATTACTTCCACCTTTAGCCATTTGTAATTTCCTCCATTTCAATTAAAGTTGGATCAATGTCTTCTCCCGAGTAGAAACGCTCTGAGAAGTCTTCAAGAATCTCACTACAGTCATCTATAGTGAGATTTGTATAAATTTTACGACCTTTATATAAAAGATTGTAGAGTTTTTTTGTCATCAGATAATACGAGTTTTCTCATGCCCCACTCTGATACGAGGATCGCACCAGATTTCAAATCCTGCCTCTTTTGCATCAAGACAGAATGAAACATCTTCACCGCACATATCTTGAACTTGACCAGACTCAAAGACTTGCATTTTAGGTGCAAACCAAGGATATTCGAGGTTTTCAAAAACACCATTCTTGATGAGTACCCAACCAAAACCAGTGTAATCAACAGTGAAAGGTTTCCGACGTTTTTGAATAGACTCAACGGTTTCATGATTCATCACTCCACCATTCTTGCGGAAATCATCTTCCTCCAACCAGTGTGCGACAGAAGTTGTGTGCCCATCCTCTGTAGCATACCAACCAGCAGTGATTTCCCGCTCAGTACCATCTTCACTCAGAGAAAGATCACAAAGTTGCCAGAATTTGTTTGTGTCAAAGACAATATCCGAGTCAATCCAAAGTTGATAATCATATTGCAGTTTTCCATCCCAAGGAATTTGCTTTGGTCCACGAAGTACATTTGCACCCAAACATTTGCAACGTGCAAAATTAACCATTGATGAATAATCTTGAGAGATTTGAATACTCATTCCATTCTGTACCATATCAAAGCACAGTTGCACAAAGTTCTTCAGAAAAATAAAGGAACACCCACGACCAGGAAGACAAAATACAATTGACTTTCCTCGCATCCTTTCTTTAATCGCATCAATATCCCAGTCTTCTTTTTTGGATGTTGGTGCTGTTGCTTTTACAGTAAATCCTTTTGCCATAAAAAAATAAAACCTTCAGATCAATTTTAACAGTCTATATATGCAGTTGTCAATGCGAAGAGTTTAAACTCATTTCTTTCTGAAAAATCAATTCCTCATAGGATAAGTCTTCTATAATATAGTCAGTTTTCATAATTCCTACCATATTGTTAATGGTATTCCAAGTTGTTTCGAATTCATCCTCTTTAATAGAATGAAATAAACACTTATCTTTTGCGTAGATGTGATATATTTTTTCCGTTTGCATAAAAAATTTTTACGAAATTTTTTTTATGATAAAGTTATTTTACCATTGCATTATATATCAGACTAATCAAAATGCCCAGAGATGTTAATGAAATTCTACTCATTTGCTTTGGGTATCTGATCATCCATCCTGCAAGTATCACTCTCCAAAAATTCCAATATGGTGCTGATTTTTTCATCTCTTCTTTCTTTTTGAGGATGCTCTTTTTTGAGCAGGAGTTCTGAAGATACCTGTTGCGCAACTTTTCTTTTTCTTGTGCTTACCTCCGAAGATTCCCCATCCGTGGCAATTTACTTTTCTTTTTGGAGACATTTTTTTTTATGGAATTTTTTTTTTATGAGAGTGATAGATAGGTCGAAAAAGACATACAGTGTAGGTTAGGGTAGTGGGGCGTTTTTATATACGGGGGCAACGCCCGATATAAACAATAACAAATAAAATAAAATAACTGCTATAACGAATAAACAACTGACAACGAATAAGTATTAGTTATTCGTGTTGTTTATACTAACTGCCACCAAATCACTGTGTTATTAGAATAAAACAACGAAGTTCTTATTACTTAAGCACGAAAAAACTCTACTTATTTAATAAGAACTGACTATTCTTTATACTAACTGCCGCCAATTAACGACGAATAATAATAAGTATAAAGAATTAAGTTGCCATTAAAGATAAAAACAATCAGACAAAGTAATAATAATAAACGAAACATCTATCAGGCGATGTTTCTTACTCCACGAAAGTATAATACAACAGAGGAATGTTGGATTGTATTCTTAATTACCAGGGCACGGAGAGATCTTCTACATAACTCTTCACTGATTCTTTACTGTCTAACCCGAATAGTTTCTTCCAGTTAATCTGATGAGGATTAAAATCTTCATTCACGTTTAATTCCAGAGTGATACGATACTTATTCCTTTGTGCTTTAAGGTAAGAAGTTGCCATAAGTTAAAGAACCGAAAGAACGAATAAACTCTACTGGTTAATTCTACCAGACCTTTCAGTGCCCGTCAAGTATTTGCCCCACAACGAACTTGAGATATAAACGAATATTTTCTTCTTATGATTTCTTTGAGATTCTGATAAGATCGAATCTCTATACGAATCTTATCTAATCACGAATGACTTTGTGATTATAATCTCACAGTTGTGTTGTATTATCAATTTTCTATACGAATCTTATCTAATCACGAATGAACTTATGAGTTCTTTATTGCCAGTCTTAAGTATTATGATTTTTCTATACGAATCTTATCTAATCACGAATGACTTTGTGATTCATTCTTATCATTAGTGCTTGTGTCTTTTATAATGATACGAATCTTATCTAATCACGAATGACTTTTGTTTGTTCTGATTGTTATATTCTATCAGGTCTTATTATAATTGTCAACCAGTGCCTTATAGAAACACTCCCTTCGGTCGTGTTGTCCTTCGGACGGGTCTTTAAGTTCTTGATGTTATTATTTCTCTTTAACAGCAACAAACATACTCTAGCGACATTATGAGTACTTGTCAACTAGAAGATTATGTGATAGAATAAAAGAGTTCTGATAAAACCTTGATAATTAAATAATTTTTGATAGTATAAAACCTTCCTGACATCTTTAGAAATTCGCATAAGAATCTAAAGCAGGAATTATGTGCTTTTATTGGGTTTCGGTGAGTATTCAGTTTTGATAATCTCTTTCAGTATTTGTTTTCTCCATCAATGGTTTTATTTCATTGACTTTGGAGAGAGGGTTTTTATAAAGACCCTATGAGAACTTTGATTCTATAAATTATCAAATGTTTTATTAACTTTTCGCTTCTGTAGAATTTGACTTTTGACCCCGTAGGAAAGTTCAAATTCGCACTATGAATTGAATTGTTATGTTTATTTATACAAGTTCTTGCTGGTTTTTGTAGTTCTATCCTATGCTGATTTAATCACAAAAACCAGCACTTCGGTACTCTGACCCCTAAATGAGTTTATAAGTGCCTTGCAGGGGCATATAGACGTGTCTGGGAGTGTTTATAATTTTATAGTGGTGTGCCGATTTTTGGAGTGTCCTGGGGGTATTGACAAAACAGCGCTGATGTGTTATAATGCAGGCCAAGACCGCGACAAGAACTCACATTCTTTAAGGTTTCTTAAGGTATTAACTACATTCTTTAAGGTTTCTTAAGGTATTAACTACATTCTTTAAGGTATTAATCATAAGAACTCACATTCTTTAAGGTATTAACAATATAACACTACCATTATATCAATTTATCAATCTCTAATCATAGTAATTCTCAATATTAACCTTTTCTTAAATAGCATTTACCACTATATACCTTTTAGTGGTAAACTCAATCAAATGGAAACCAGATTACTGAAACTTGAAGATACAAAATACTTAAAAGATTACCCTGAATATGGTGTAGACACAGAAGGAAATATATGGTCTTTTAAGTATAAGAAACCAAAGATACTTTCTCCTGGTTGGAAGAAAAGAAATTGTGGATATAGAGCAGTATTACTATCTGACAAATACGGTAAAAAAAGAAACTTTCTAGTTCATAGATTAGTTGCTCTTGCTTTCATTCCAACAGAAGATATTACAATGGAAGTAAATCATCGAAATAAAAACAGTGCAGATAATAGATTAGAAAATCTAGAATGGGTAACTAAAAAAGCAAATGTAGAATATAAAGCAGTTGTAAATGGTTTTGAAATAGATAAGTTTATATTAGAAAAAGTAAAAGAAGTTCATTCTGCAAGCATAAGAAAAGGATTACCAGTTCCTAACTCTTATGAATTTATGAATAATATGATTGAAAGCGCACTGGAACAATATATCAATCAATATGGACTTCGTAAAGTAATGAATACTTCACCTAAATCTTAATCAACTTCCTACATAACTCAAATCTTTTCCATTCTTCATCAGTAAAGTTATCAGAAGCATAAGGGATTCCTACAATATAAGAACAACTACGATTAACTTTTTCTTGATATGGAATAGATGTAATTGTAGTTGCTAGAATCAGTTCAATCATAAGTGTAAAAAGGAATAGTAGAGATTACTTGATCGTTTGTATCATACTTTTCATATAACCATTGATTGTTTCTGATGTGAGCATAGGTGTGTAGATTTTGTTGATGATCTTCCTGAAAATAGGATCCTGCTTGAGCATCGTAGATGAAATCAAGATCGTGAAGAAGTGAGTCAAATGTCATAATTAAGATTCAAAGCATCCTTTATATCAAGCAATCAAAAGAGAAATCTATTTGGTATTACACAAATTCCATTAGGAAATAATCAACAGTAATCTCCAACTCTGCTGCTTTTCTTTCAAATTCCATTGCATATTCATCAGCATAAGTTTCATCTTCGTGCTGGCAGAAAAGATCCAGTGTAGATTCATTCATAAAAGTCATTTGTTCAGTTTGATGAGTTCTTTTTGAATAGTCAGTATATCGTAAATATCATCTACATCAGCAAGATCAACAGGTGCAAATTCAGAAAGATTTACAGTGTTATCTTTGTAGATAGGAGCATAATACAATTCATTCTCATCAGGATCAAGAGTATAAACACAACCGTGATCTTGTTTTTGAAGAATAATCATTTGAGAGAGTTTCATCATTCTAATGTCAGAGAATCAAAAGTAATAAAAGTAAGTTCAGTTAAAACATCATCATCAACTGGACCAAGTTTATCATGAATTGCATCTGAAATCAATTCATACATTGTCGAAACATAGCGATCATTGTATCGAATATAATCAAGCACTTCTGATTTAAGTGCATCAGACAAGTTGTGAAGTGTTTGAGATGAAAGTGTCATTTTGTTTAATTAGACATCACTTTGTTGAACAATGAATCATATGATTCTTGGTCTACACCATCAGGAATACCAACATCATTAAAGAATCCAATCAGAGATTGCAGAACTTCAAGTTCTTCAGGTGTGAATCGGAAAATCATTTCAGTCATTGGTAAAAATTAGGCACCCAGAGAAGTTCTACTGATTCATTATGTTGTTGAAATACTTCTTGCCATTCCATAAAAATAGCACTTGCATTTGACCTATTCTTTTTCTTCTTGCTCTTCGTCAGTTTAATCATTCGCTTTTCCATCTGCAGAAGAGTGTTTTCTGCTTGAAGATTCAGTTGTTCTTTGTTCAATGATTGTAAGGCGTTTGGTATATTAAAGAAGCGAAGTCATAATTTAGCGATTGATAAGAGTTTTCACTTCATCGAAAGACTTACATTGTCCTGCTTTGATTGCATTGATAATGCTAGTCGTAATCATACCACACTGATGATTTGCATTACAAATCGCATAGACAGGAGTGCGATCTTGAATGTCGAAAGTGGTTTTGATCAGCATTGTTTGTTTTTATGTGGGACAGATGAAAGAGAAGAAAGACTTATTGATAGAAGCGATTATGAATTTCATCGCGCAGACTTTTCAGTTTGCGAACATCAGAAATATATGCTACATCAGGATGATAATGATCTTCAAAACTTGCATAACCAAGAACATCAACAATGTCTTGAACAGTCAAATCATCGTACTCTTGCAACTCACATTCATCAAACTGATTAAAGTAGCGAGTCAGAAAGAACAGAGCATCAGAGTAGATAGTTTCAGTGAGAGTTTGAGTCATTGTTGTTAAGAAAGAAAAAGGAAGGAAGAAAAGAACTAATCAACCAGTGCAACTCTTACATCTTCTGTAATTCCATTCTTATCATTCGTCACCTTGATATAAACAATACCAGCATCAATCAGTGGTTGAAGTGCTCGCATACGTTGCGACCAATTATTAACAACATCACCATTCTCAAGAGTGAGAAGAATTTCTTTTTGTGCTTTGGTGAGTTTCATCATTGATTGAAGAAAGAGAAGAAGGAAAGAAAGAAAGAACTACACAAGAGAAAGTGCATCTTTCTTTTGCTTGGGATTGGAAACTTGCTTTACCCAAGCAGACTTGCGATTCTTAACAACTTGAGAGGGAAGTTTAGTCTTACCCTGAACCTCATTGATAAGAGAAATGAAACTGATGAAGAATTGCTTTTCCATTCGTTGAGCAGCAGTCATCTTAATTCAAATAAACAATGGGTCTTGGGTGGGACAGGCACCCCTGCTCCCTCCACCCTCTTAATATAGCACCTTTTGAGCACCGTGCTCTTTTAGTGTGCCAGCGCTACAGGTGGCACATGGTATCAGAGACTCACCTTGAGACTATGATACTTTATCCCAATGATGCTTCCAATCATAATCCTCATAATATCCACTCTTTACAATGTCATCATAAACAGTGGGAAGATTATGAATCTTTGCCTTATCCCTATTCCGAAGTTCTACCTCATTATCGTGGAGTAAAGTTTCAAGTTGCTTGATTTCATTAAATGTCTTTGGTCGGCGGTATGGGTAATAATCAGAAGAATTACCTTTGCGTTGTGTTTTAGACATTGGTTTTTCCTTTTGTTAATTTAGGTCAGAGTTGAGAAAGAATGATTTTGAGATTCTCTAGATGTTCTTTCTTCTCATCATATTCTTCACTCAAATCATCAACAGAATTATCTTCATAATTTGTCTCCTCTCGAATCTGCCAAGACAGGTCTTCTAAATCACCTTCAATTTGTTTGATGAAAAATTTGATTGTTTCAGTTTTAGTCATTTTTGAAAGTGTATTGTGAATTGGTCGAAAGACTAGAGTTGAACCAGTACTTTCATCATTGCAGAAACTTCTGCTTTTGTATTCCAAGCAATTACATCTTCAGTCATATTTCCATTGGGTCGAAAGATTGCAACTTCATATGTATTATCCGTCACATTACCATATAATCCACTTCCAGGAAGTCCAGAAACAACAGAAATACTCCATTCATTGCTGAACTTATACCTTGCTTGAATTGCACCAGGAATAGGGTGTGCTTCGAATTGGAGTTGATCGAACATTGGAGTTGTTGTTATGTGGGACAGATGAATTAGAAACTAGGCAAGGCGCTTTTCACAAACAGGACCAATTCCCATCTGTACAGAGAGAGGGTCATTCAGAGTGCGACCGCAAATAGAGCAAGAACCAGTCTCGTGCCCATAAATCTTTGCCAGTTGCAGGAGATTGTCATTAGCGTCCTCTAGCAGATTTTTAACATCTTCGGAGACATTACCTTTCAACTCACCGTTTTGAGTAATCTTACCAACATATTGGTTGTTCTCAAAAACATAAACACAACCGATATTTGCACCCTTATTCACAGTGGAGAGAGTAATACCAGGCAGTCGCACTTGAAACTTGGTGCGACGGTTTGCACCTGCATCATACATTTTCTCCACCAGATTGATATACTCACCATTCTCAACAGGAGTTTGAGAATCAATCACACTTTGAGTTGCAAGATAGTGCATCCAAGCAATTTGCTTTTCAGACACTTTCTTCTTCTCAACCAGATTCATTGCGAAATTATTATAGTTCAGTTTATCTTTGATATATGCTTTTGCATCATTCAGAGACTCAAACTTGCTATCAAAAGCAATCTCTTCGCCTTGCTTTTCAACAATGAAAGAAGTCATCTTAATTCAAATAAAGAATGGGACTTGGGTGGGACGGTGAGACCCGCTCCCTCCACCCTCTTAATCTACCAGAAAAAAGTTCCAGTGCCCGTTTAGTGTGCCACTGCTACAACTGGCACATCGCATCATTGGACTCACACAGTCTGATGCGACAGTGCAAACTTCACAATCTCTGTGCGATTGTTCTTATATTGCAAAATCAAATCTACAATCGCATCAACATCTTCAGGTTCAGGTTCAGGAACACACTCATCTTTTGAAAGTGCATTAAAAATACTCACAATCTCAAAGTCTGATTCAAACAGCAGATTTCGGTGATTATCAATCTCCATATAATCTTCCACTGCATCAACAGACAGTTGCAATGGAATATCAGGTCCAATCATACCCAAAGTTGCAAGACGTTCGAGGGCACCAACAACCCACATCACTTTGCATTCATCAATCGAAAGTTGTGCGTTCATTGTATCAAGAATAAAGGAAAAGAAAGGGGTGATTAACTCACACCCCACAGAGTTGTTTGGTCACAGAACCAGATGCTTGACGGTTCAAAGAAACACCAGCACCTACGTTTGCGCCAGAATAAGCACCAGCACCGTTTGCACCATTCATCTTCTTGGCACGTCCAAATCGCATTGTGGAGAGTTTATTACTCACTGCTTCGGCATCATCATGAACTCGGTTCTCTGCCAGTTTCATTTCCTTCAGACGTTCTGCAACTTTATCTGCAAATGCCTTGCGGAAATTAAGTTTGAAAGAACGGGAAACAGAATCACCACGCAGAGAGCAAAGGATTTTCTCTGCTTTATGTGCAACTTCTGCCTCTTTCTCCATCACCTGAACAAGGTAATCATAATAGAGTCGCACTTGGATTTGTTGTGCTTCACTACCAATGATTTGAAGAGACTTTGTATCTCCATTCTTCAGATATGCTTTTGCATCATAGAACGTTGCAATCGCATTGGCAAGAGTAGAAAGAGCAACATTGATTCTTTTGAAAGAAACAAACTCTTCATCAAGAACTTGAGTTTCAGTTGCTTCGCTTACAGTGATTCCATACTGTTTGCACAGTTTATCAATCATTCGGGCAGCAGCAGATGCTTCACCCTCAAAGTCAGTACCATTCTGCAGTTTCAGAATGGATTGAATCTTTGCGATAACTTGCGAACGATCCATAACAAGAAGTAAAGAATTGGACTCGGGTGGGACTGACCCCTTCCACCCTCTTAATCTACCAGAAAAAAGTTCCAGTGCCCGTTTAGTGTGCCACCCCTACAAGTGGCACATCATCAATAAGAATAAGCAGAACTTACATAATCATCATATGCTGCCTCTGCGTATCCTTCATTGATTCCATCAAGAATTTCATCGTTAGAAGGAAGTTCTTTATCGACTTGATTCCAATAATAAAGAATAGTCTCCAATGCAAGTTTGCTATCAAGTTCCCACTCATAATCATAATTAGGATAAAGTGGATCTACCGGATTATTTGAATGCTCTGCTTTGATACTCTTTACCTCATCCAAAACATCAAGATAATCAAGAAAATCTTGAGGAAGATTATTCCATTCTTCTTGAGTTTCAGGATAGTTGATGATTTGACGATTCATAATTTGTAGTGCCTCGCTTGCTCTTTCAGTTTTCAGGTGAAGTTGTGTAATCTATTTTATAGATGCACCAACCAATTTCATCACTAATCATATCTACAATTTCCTCTTCATCATCAACAATCCACTCACTATCAAGAACAGATTGAATCAGTCCTTTTTGATAATTCATATCAGGGGGACAATCACAAACATCATCAGTGAAATCAATTTCGATTGAATTAACTTTGACTTTCATTTAAGTTTAGTGAGTGAGTGAGTGAAATTAGGCAGAAATTGAAGAAAGTGGTTTGAAATCATAACCATAATTTCCTTCGATTGCTTCATAAACAATCACATTTTCTCCTGAGAGTTCCACACTCCAATCAAGTGCAGATTCCGTTGCTTCAAAAACATCATCAAACCATTCTGCATCTTCAAGAATGAATGTAACAGGACAAGCAATGAACATTGAAGTCAAGAATAAAGGAATAGAGTAGCAATGGGTGGAATCGAACCACCGACGTAGAGGGTATGAATCTCTTGTTCTACCACTGAACTACATTGCCCCACAGAGGGGAGAATAATCTCCCCCCAAAATTAAAACTCAGACTGCAGCAAGGTATGCTTCAATCTCATCATCATTCTCGGGACAGTCAGCAATCGCAAGATCTTCACAAACTTGCTCACGGGTGAGTTCAGTTTGATCAGGAACAATCACATCAAGAATGTCCAGAATCTGATTACCAGTAGCACCCTTGCGGAGCATACCGAGCATCACATCTTTAGAGAAATCAACAGACATTTTAGTTTGATTTAGTTTGACGTTTGTGGGGTGAGTTGGTTGCCCTTCCCTCACCACCCATATACAATACCACGGAACCGACCCAGCAGGGGGTTTAGTGGTCAGTCCCCCAACTGGCACAGTGCTAGGGTTTGGGCAGAAGGCACCAGGGGAACCTAGACTCATTTGAGTCCCAAACGAGAACCCTTGCGGCGCAGG